GTCATCCAAGTCATCGTCGCGGAGCCCGACTTCTTCAACACGTTTGTCGATAGCTCGCCCGGCTCATGGATCCAGACCAGCTACAACACTCGTAGCGGGGTCCACTACGGGCCAGATGGTCAGCCTGATGGTGGCGAGGCCCTGCGCGGCAACTATGCGGGCATTGGCTACACCTATGACGTTGTGAATGATGTGTTCTACGCTCCGCAGCCTTACGCAAGCTGGACGCTGGATCAGACCACATGGTTGTGGGAGCCTCCGGTCGCATATCCGACTGACGGGCAGCAATACGTTTGGGACGAGGCTACGGTTGGCTGGAAGCTGGTTGTTGAGGTCTAAAAATGGACATGCAGGCGATCATGAACTTTGTCGGCGTAATCGCGATTGGCGCTGGCGGATGGTTTGCCCGCGAAATATGGGGCGCTGTCAAAGAACTGCGAAAAGACCTTCATGAAATTGAGGTTGATTTGCCAAAGACCTATGTCAACAAGTTCGACATGGACAAGCGCATGGACCACATCGAGGACATGTTTAAGAGGATCTATGACAAGCTGGACGGAAAGGCTGACAAGTGATCGACACTGACGCCATCACCAAACCTATTGCCGTCGTGACTGCGGTCATGGCGATGATTGGTGGCGGCTATTCGCTATACGACAAATTTAAGTTGCCCCCCAAGGACATTCTCAAGTGGGATGCGGAGCACTTCAGCATCACCAGCGGCCCGGCGTCCGGTCAGTTCCGAGTGGTTGTAGCCCGCCAGAAGATCCGCGACGACTGCACGGTCGAAGACTTCAGTCTTGAGGTGCGCGACTCCGACTACATGGTGCACAAGGCGCTCCCATCAGTCGCAAAGTTCAGCGGCCCCGCCAGCCCAACAGTGGACAAGTTTGGCTACACGATGACCGTGGAGAGCCCTGAAGGGGTTGCTGTTGGCGGCGCGAAGCTGATTGCCCGCATCATGTACAAGTGTCCCGAAGGCAATGTTGTAATCGCATACCCGGACCACAAAAACCTGACTTTCAACATTGAGGGCCGATGATGGACCCGCTTACACTTTTAGCCGCAGCCAAAGCCAGCTACGAAGCCATCAAGGCTGGCATTGCTGTGGGCAAAGAGTTGCAGCACATGGCGTCCGACATGGGTTCGCTGTTCGACAGCGTAGCCGCCATTACGCGCACTGCTGCCGATCCCAAGGGCAGCCTAATGAGCGGCAAGTCCGCGCAGCAGATCGCCATGGAAGCCTATGCAGCCAAGGCCGAGGCCGACACCATGATGGAGGAGTTGAAGAACCACTTCATCGGTGAATTTGGCATTGCAGCTTGGGATCAGGTTCTGGCCCACACCACCCAGATCCGTAAGGACCAGAAGGCGGCAGCTCGTCAGGCCGCAAAAGAGCAAGAAGAGATGATGGGCAATGTTCTTGTTGGCGGGATCATCGTTGTCACGGCCATCACCGTCTTCGTCATTCTCGTCCTGCTCACAGTCAAAGTTCTCGCGCATTAGGAGCCGCAAAAATGAGCCTACTTGATCAATTCGGCCCCCTACTCGGTCAACTTGCCCCGTCCATCGCCACAGCGCTGGGAGGCCCTCTGGCTGGTGTTGCCGTCAAGACGCTGTCCAATGCTCTCTTCGGGCATGAGGACGGCACCGAGGAGCAGATCTCTGCGGCCATGGCCGTGGCTACGCCAGACCAGCTTGCGGCCATCAAGAAAATCGACGCAGACTTCAAGGTGCAGATGAAGTCTTTGGACATCGATCTTGAGCGTATTGCGGCTGGTGATCGCGACAGTGCCCGGAAAATGCAGCGTGAGACCAAGGACTGGACCCCGAAGGCGCTGGCCTTCTTCATTACGTTTGGGTTCTTCGGGGCGCTGATCTGGATCATGGTTTTCGGGATCCCCCAGACGGGGACTGAGGTCCTGCTGATGATGCTTGGCTCGCTCAGCACCTCATGGACTGGCGTCGTTCAGTTCTATTATGGCTCCAGCGCCGGGTCGAAACAGAAGACCGACGCCCTCACAATGAAGGACAAATGACATGAAAGAGAACTGGGACGAATGTTTCGCGATGGTGATCAAGAGCGAAGGTGGGTTTGTGAACAACCCGAAGGACCCCGGAGGCATGACGAACTTGGGGGTCACCCGCTCTGCGTGGCAGGGCTACCTCAACCGCGACGTCACCGAGGCCGAGATGCGCGCCCTGACGCCTGAGACTGTCAAGCCGTTCTACAAGGCCCTCTACTGGGACCGCATCAAGGGCGACAGCCTACCCTCCGGCGTTGATTATGCTGCCTACGATCTCGCGGTGAACAGTGGCCCCCACAAGGCGGCGCAGTACCTTCAGCAGATCGCTGGCGTGACTGTCGATGGAATGATTGGCCCTAAATCTTTGGAGGCTATCCAGTCCTGCGATGCCAAAGAAACCGCAGACGCCATCTGCGACATGCGTTTGGACTTCCTGAAAAGACTCTCAACCTTTGACACCTTCGGCAGGGGCTGGACCGACCGAGTTGGCAGAGTCAAGGCCAAGGCCATCAGTATGGCGGACGACGATTGAAAGTGTTAGGATAGGCCATGGCCACGACGACGACGTTTACCACTCTCAAAGAAGACATCAGGCGCTATCTTGAGCGTGGCTTCACGCTCGCGTCGGATCAGATCGTCTATGAGCAGATCCCCCGCCTGATCAACCTCGCCGAGCGTCGTATCGCCCGCGAGCTCAAGGTTGAGGGTCTGATTAACGTCCTGACGGGCACCATGTCGCCGGGCCTTGCCGTCTATCCAAAGCCCGACCGCTGGCGTTCGACTGTGTCCTTCAACTTCGGAACTGGCGATCAAAGCAGCGAATACAATCAACTTTTCCCTCGGTCTTACGAATATGTGAGATCGTATTGGCCGAACCGGAGCGAGACGGACGTCCCGCTTTTTTACGCTGAATATGACTACAACAACTGGATCATCGCCCCGACGCCTGATCAAGCCTATCCCTTTGAGGTCTTGGTTTATCAGCTTCTGCCTTTGCTTGATGAGACAAATCAGACTAACTGGCTCACCGAATACGCCCCGCAGGTGCTTCTCTATGCCGCCCTGCTTGAGGCTACGCCATTCCTGAAGAACGATGAGCGCATACCCGTCTGGCAGCAGATGTATGACCGCTCGGCGCAGGCCCTCAATGGTGAAGACCTCTCCAAGATCCTTGATCGTTCCGCCCGTCGGACGGAGGTATAAATGACGACGACCTACACCGAAGTCTTCGGCGGTACGAACATCTACCCCTCTGATGTCTCATATTTAGCCTTTGACCTAACTACCTCTGACATCACGCTGGCATGGCCGGTCGAGACCAATGCGCCCAATCTTGCCGCCGACTACGTCGCCGCGCGGATCATGGACGTCAATTGCACAGGGTCAAGCCGCAAGATTTACCTCCCCAACGCTGACGAGGCGTCGGTTGGCGAGTGTTTCCTGTTCAACAACACTGGCACTCTCCCCTACACGGTCGTCGGCGCCACCGGAGCAGTCGTGGCAAATGTGGCCGCAGGAAAGCTCTGGCAGGTCTACATGACCTCCAACACCACCGCCGCTGGCGTGTGGATGAGCTATCAGTTCGGCTCCACTGTATCGAGCGCGGATGCGGGCCTGCTTGCGGGCGCCGGTTTGAAGGCGATCACAACGACGCTCAATCAGGCGATCAACATCACGACGTTGAACTCAGCCTATACGCTTGGTTCGGCTGATCGCGCCACTCTGATCAATTGGAATGGCGCCTCAGCTACGCTCTCTCTCACGGCGGCTGTCACGCTCGGTGAGGATTGGTTCTGCTATGTCCGTAATAGCGGATCCAGCAACATCACCATCGACCCAAACCTGAGCGAACTGATCAACGGGGCGTCCACCCTAACTGTATCGCCCAGTAATTCTTTCATGTTGATTTGCGACGGAACGGGTTTCTATACCGTTGGCCTATCGCAGGTGTCTTCGTCCGGGTCCTTTGACTATCTTTCCATAGACGTGTCGGGGACTGGGAATTATACCCTCAGCACCTTCCAACTGAACCGCATTTCTTACAACTTGACCGGCACTTTGACCGGCAACAGGAACATCATTGTTCCTGCCACCGTTCAGCAATATTGGATCACAAATGCCACGACTGGATCCTTTACCCTGACGGTGAAGACCTCGGCGGGCACGGGCATCACGGTTGTTCAGGGTGACGCTCAGATCCTTTACTGCAATGGCACCAATGTTGTCCTTGGTCAGAGCGGGTCTAGCATCACAACGCCCGTCTCTATCGCTAACGGCGGCACGGGGGCTACGACGGCCTCTGGCGCCCGTGTCAATCTTGGCGGAACATCCACGGGCGTTGCTGTTTTTACAGCTACTGACGCTGCTGCGGCTCGATCCGCAATCAGCGCTATCTCGACGGCTGAGGCGACGAATATCGCCATTCAAAATGCAGTGGCGCTCGGCTGATGGCTCCTCAACCCTACACCATCAAGTCCCTTCCCGGCATCAAGCGCGACGGTACGCGCCTTGAGAATGGCTTCTATGTGGATGGTCAGTGGTGCAGGTTCCAGCGTGGCTTGCCTCGCAAGATGTGGGGCTATCGCACCCTTAGTACGCAAATGCCGGAGATTTCTCGCGGCTTGAATGGGTTCAATCAGGACGGCACATTGCATCTTGCCTCCGGTGGACAGAGCTATCTGACGCAATTTGAGATTGACGCCAACAGCACCGAGACTGGTGAGTTCAACCGCACACCGGCTGGATTCACGGCTGATGCGCGGAATCTTTGGACATTTGACGTCAATTTCGACTCTGTCGGTGTTTCCGGCGCCTATCTTCTGGCGCACCCCGGCAAGAACCTGAACCAAATCGACGGCACGGCCACTTCGACGCTCTATTGGGGCTTGGCGAATGGAACTGGCGCACTCACAGCCAACACTGCACCTGCGGTATCTGGCGGCGTCGTCAGTCTCTATCCTTACGTCTTCGTCTACGGCTCTAACGGCTATGTGGCGTGGTCTGTCGCCAATAACCCAAATGACTGGGTCAGCACCGGATCGGGCGACGCCTATGTCACGTCTCAGAAGATCGTGGCGGCTCTTCCCCTCCGTGCAGGCCCCGGCAACGCGCCTGCTGGCCTGTTCTGGTCTCTGGATAGCCTGATCCGCTGCACCTTCGTGGGCGGTGACCCTGTGTTTCAGTTCGACACCCTGACCTCCCAGAGCTCAATCCTTTCTTCCCAGTCGGTCATTGAATACGATGGTATCTTCTACTGGGTTGGCGTTGACCGTTTCCTCATGTTCAACGGCGTCGTGCGAGAGATCCCGAACCAGCTCAACCAAAACTGGTTCTTTGATAATCTCAACTATGACCAACGGCAAAAAGTCTTTGCCTACAAAGTTCCGCGCTTTGGCGAGATCTGGTGGTGCTATCCTCGCGGCAATGCAACCGAATGCACCCACGCCGTCATCTACAACGTCCGCGAGAACACTTGGTATGATACCCAGCTCCCCAACTCTGGACGCTCCTGCGGCAAGTTCGTGACCGTCTATGAGTACCCGATCACAACCGGGATAGACGTTACAACTGGCGGGTTTTATCGGCTTTGGCAGATGGAGTTTGGCCTTGATGAGCTCGACGGAACGCAAGTGAGCTCAATCCCATCCTACTTCCAAACAGCTGATATTTCGTTTGTCGCCGACCCGAATCAGCCAAGGAATAGGTCCATGCGCTGCCTGATGGTGGAGCCTGACTTTGTCCAGAGCGGCGACATGACATGTCAGATCACGGGCAGGGCAAACGCTAGATCGCCAGAGGTGACCAGCGAGGAAAAAACCTTCCCAGATCAGGAAAACACCCTGACGCCTGAGCAGCAGGTGGTCTTCTTCAAAGAGATCCGGCGCGAAATGCGGTTCATCTTCAAGTCCAATACTGTCGGCGGGAATTACCAGATGGGCCAGTGTATCGCCCACCTCGATGTCGGCGACGGGACGGTGCTGGGATGATCGACCCTCGCGGGATGACGGTTACTGACTGGACCGACTCAATGACGTATAGTCTTGAGAAGTATGGTACTATTTCTCGATTGGACGACCCTGAGAAGTGGCAGACTTGGGCCTTGGGTGTGGTTTCTTTCTTCACGGTTGGAGCTCAGAACCCCCCAAATCCCATGGACTATAATGACTGGCAAGAATGGGCTTTCGCCTTCACCCGCGCTGTAAACCTCCCCGGTGGCTGAGATGATTAATTACCCCGACTACCCTGCCGACTGGACCCCTCTTGCCAACGACGCTGCTGACGCGGCGTGGCAAGGTAGCCCCATGAGCATGTTCGCCAAGGGCGGTAGGGCGGGGTGTATGCCCTTTGAGATCAAGATGCCCAAGGAGCACGTCGAGAAGATGGCCAAGGGCGGCTTGGCTAGTCAGGCCAAGAACGTGGCTGATGCTGGCGTCGGCGGCGACACCATGGTCGTCCACATCAACAAGGACGAATACAAAAAACTCTGCGAGGAGTGGGGCGAACCGACGATCAATCCACATACCGGAATGCCTCAGTTCACGCCGTTCTACAAGCAGTCTTGGTTTGCGCCTGTGGCGGCGTTGGCTGGCACGGCATTGATGGCCAGTGGAGTAGGCGCCAGCCTTGGCGCAGGATTGTTTAGTACCTTGGGGGCTACAGCAGCTGGAGAAGCTGGTCTGGGCGCGGCCACCGGCATTGGTGCGCTTGGTAGTGTGCCCGTGTCTGCGTTGGCCGGTAACGCGCTCCTCAGCGCAGGTATCGGCGGCCTAACTGGCGGCGCAAAGGGTGCGCTGACAAGCGGCCTTCTGGGCGCTGCTGGCACGGTCGGCGCTTCGGCTTTGGGTAATTACCTTGGCAATGCCACATCGGTTGGGACGCCAGCTGACGTCCCGACACCAACGCCTCGCCCGGATTATGAGCTCTCTGGGATGGGAGGTGAAGGTATATCCGGCCAAAGCGCAACGGCACCGGCTGCCTCCAAGGGTTTTCTGTCAAGCCTCACCAACTACGCCACGGACCCCAACAAAATGGCCGCCGCTGCGGTTGGTCTTGGCGCTCTCATGGGTGGTGGGCCCGAGCAGCCAACCATGCCGACCATCGCTCCCGGCACTCCTACTTCTACAGATCCTAATCTCACCAAGCGGCTGGCTACGGCGCCCCTTGACCGGACGCGCCTGACTGGGCCCATTGATTACTACAACTATGGGATGAGGCCGCAGGCCAAGGAGCAGCGATTCTACTCCGACGTTGGCGATCAGCAGCCTGTTCAGGCGGCTCATGGTGGCCCCCTCAGCCATTATGTGCAAGGCGGCGGAACCGGGCGCTCGGACAGCATCGACGCCAAGCTGTCGGACGGGGAATATATCATTGACGCGGAGACAGTAGCTTTGCTTGGCGACGGATCGTCGAAAGCAGGGGCGCAGCGCCTTGATCAATTCCGTGCTAATATCCGCAAGCAGAAGGGCAAGGCGCTGTCGCAGGGTAAGTTCAGCCCCAATGCGCGGGCGCCTGAGCAGTATTTGATGGGTGGGAGAGCATAATGGCGTTCCTGAACTTCCTGACGCAGGGGACACCCCTCCCCTCCACAACTTCTACGCTGACCACCTCGCAGGTTCCGCAGTATCTGTCGGATTACCTCTATAACCTCATGTCTGGCGCCTACAGCGCCGCTCAGCAGCCATATCAGCCCTATGCGGGCCCTCGCATCGCTGGATTTACTGAGCCGCAACAGGCTGCGTTCCAGTCGTCACAGCAGGCCGCAACGGCATATCAGCCTGAGCTTCAAGCGGCTCAGCAGACGGCTACGCAGGCTGGTGGTCTCAGCACCGTGGGAGCTGCGCAGCCCTATTTCAGCGCCGCCAGCCAGACGCTGCCGAGCACCATTCAGCAGTACATGAACCCCTACCAGCAAAATGTGATTGATCGCATGGGCACCGAGGCTCAGCGTCAATTGCAGGAGAAAATCCTTCCTGCGATTGGCGATCAGTTCACTCGCGCGGGCCAGTACGGATCCAGCCGCCAGCAAGAGATTGCTCAGCGCGGCGTTCGCGACATTGCGTCCGGGCTCGAGCAGAACATCGGCGCTCAGCTGGCGCAGGGCTACACCACAGCCGGAACGCAGGCTCAGGCTGACCTTCAGCGCATGGCGTCCCTTGGGCAGGCCGCAGGGCAGCTTACGGGCACCGAGGAGGCCAACAAGGCCGCTCTGGCGGGCGTACAGGCCGGGCTTGGTCAGAAGGAACAAGCGCTCGGTCTGACTGGCGCTGCGGCTCAGGAGGCCGTTGGCGCCCAGCAGCAGGCCTTGAACCAGCGCAATCTTGATCTGGCCTATCAGGACTTCCAGACGCAGACCCAGTACCCTGAGCAGCAGTTGGGCTTCCTGAGCAACATCGTGCGTGGGTTGCCTTCTGGTGGCGGCACCCAGACCGGCGCAACCACATCGCTCGGCCAGACCTATTCCGCATCGCCGCTCGCCTCGCTGGCCAGTGCTGGCCTCAGCGCGGCGGCTCTTAGCAACCTCTTGGGCAAGACGGGTTAAGATATGAGCGACGTTAACGACGCAGCCGACGAAGAAGATCGCAAGCCCGCTG